AATCCATTTTGACCGTTATCGGCAGTTATTAGAAGCTATCAAAACCCCTTATTTTTCAATGGTTTGCGGTGATTCTTCTAACTGCTGATAACTACTAATAAAAGAATTATGGCACATTTATGTCACACATTTGATAGGCTTTTTCACCACAAAAAACAGGGGCGGAGTACTCCCTGTCCCTGTTTCTAATTCTCTATTCTTTTTCAATGTCTGCTCGAATCAGCGCTTTAATGTATCCTTGTTTGTTCCCTACGCTTTCCAGCTTCTCAAGAATATCCGCGTCGGTTTTCAGATTCAGCTTCATGCGGATCTGCGTTGTGTTTGCTTTGTCGTATTTTACCTGTGCTTTGCTTTGTGCTTCACTTACCATAGTTTCCTCCATTTGACTTATTTCACTTTTCGAAGTGCCGGGCTGCCGGGGTGGAAGCCCGGCACTTCCGCACTTATTTGCGCTTTCTCAGTTCTTCCAACTCTCTGGTCAGCTTAATAACGCAGTACAGAGTGACAATACTGCAGCACAATGTGCATAGACTAACAATTAAACTAATCATTGCATTGCGGAACGATGGATGGTATTATCATCTCAGAAGGGGCTTTTGCCCCCTCTGAGTCATTCGGCTTATTGGCCGCGTCTGGTGGACTTGAGTACGATTATCGCAGTCACAAGTTCAATAATCGCTATTGCCAGGTCTACCAGATTTTTTAATATCTCCATCATTCCTCACCTCCTTTCCTTACCTTATGTATATATTATAGCATAGGTCTCTACCTATGCCAATATCTTTTCGAATTTATTTTACTATTTTCTTATCTTTTTTATATAAAAAAATTCGGGTGGATTTCTCCACCCGTTTTGTGTTCATTTATTTCAGCCGGATCCGGACATAGATTTTTCGCTTCTCATAGGACTTCTTTCTTTTCGGTCCGTAGTTCTTCGCCTTTACATCGGAACCGCCCGCCGAATACCACAAAGGATAGCCGTGTTTGCTTTTACCGGCGTATACCATCGTGTGCGGCTTATTGGGAAAACCGCAGATGTCCCCCTTCTTCAGCTTTGCGTATTTCCACGATTTTCGGGGATATGCAATCTTTGCTTTTTTCCGGATGCGGGAGCTGCCGGATCCGTGAATCTTTTTGTCCAGCCAGATGTATTTTCCTTTCGGCAGCACGCCGATGGATTGAAGGCCGAAGGATACGAAGGTGGCGCAATTCGTCCGCTTGTTTTTCAAGGCACTTGCCAGACTTTTACAAGCGTGGTTCGCCGAATAACGCACATGCGCCTTAATCATTTTGGCAGCATTGGTTTTCAGTGCCGCCAGAAGCTTGTCCGCTTTTGTGCTTTTCGGCACGGATACCAGACGGACGTACTTCTGTCCCTTCGAGTCTTTCCAGATGGTCCAGCCTTTGAGCGCCGGAACGTAGATGTAGTATCCTTTAATTTTCGTTGCATGAACCTTTGTTCCAACCGAAAGAGTCTTTTTCAGCTTCGACTTATACGAAGGTTTGACCCGCAGGGGGTCCGCCTTGATTACGATATAAGTCCGGTTAATCTTCCTACTTTTTGCCACGGTAGATCACCTTACCTTTACTGTTAAAAACGGAATAGCCGTTTTTATCGGCGCACTTCTTTGCATTGGCCAAGTCCTTGAATGCGCCCTTCTGGCTCTTGGTGTCCTTCCACGTTTTGCGGACCCGGTACACCTCTGCCTTTGGTTTCTTTTTATTCGCCGGGGACGCTACACCCAGATAGCTGCAGATTCCTTTTGCAATTGCTTTTCCGTATTTATCCGGATGGTCTCTCAGCGTCGCCAAGTCGCCTTTGATGCTTCCGGTCTCCAGGATGCACGCGGTCATGTCCGTGCCGTTCAGCTCCCAAAGGTCTGTTCTCTTCTGCACGCCCCGGGATTTCATTTTCATGTCTGCCTTGATGGATTTTTCAAGGCACTTGCCCAGCTTCTTCCCGCTTCCGGACACGTACAACGGCATTACTCCCTTCGGGGCGCCGCTGTAATCGCAGTGAATGGAGACATACAAATCGCAGCCTACCCGGTTCGCCCAGCGCACATCTTCAATCATGTTTTTGTTATTGCCGTGATCGGCGTCCGAAATAACCTTGATGCCTGCAGCTCTCAGATACTTTACAGCTGCACGTGTGATTTTGAGCATTAACCCGGCTTCGGTATGTCCCTTATACACACAGCCGGAATCCCAAGAGCCGTCAAGACTTACCCCGTGGCCACACTGTACGGAAATTGTTTTACTCATCTGCTTCACCTTCTTCTTCGTCCTCTGCCTCGTCTTCTTCCTCTGCCAGTTCGTAATCCTGTACCTCGTCATCGGTCAGCTCGATGTTCGGCCGCACGTTGAGGCCCAGCGCCTGCTGGAAGGACTGATTCAGTCCCACGGATGCAAGACCGGATACCGCACCGAATACGATGGCATCAAAGTTCGCTCCGGATGTCGCCATGCCGCAGATGATTCCAATTACAAAAAGAACCGTCGGAATCCATTTGTTATCCATCGGCAGCCACCGCTTCATGATGTAGCCAACGCACAAACAGAAGGCCACAATCTGTGGTACAAAATACTGAGTAATAGTTGTCATGTCCATTTTCCTTTTTCCTCCAATTTCTGCCCGTTCCGGGCTTTCATTCGTTAACGTTCAATTAGGTAATCTGTCAGCTCTGCTTTCGCCTTTCGCATTGCTTCGACGTCGTTGCCGTCGATTCCGTGCGCCAACAGCGCCAGCAGTGCCCGCTGGGTGACGATGTTTCCCTCTTCCAGCTTGTTGAGCCGGTTGAAGTCCTTCACGCTCTTACTCTCCAGTTCGGCGATTCGTGCATCCTGTGTTTTGTTCGGCTTTCGGATTCGCTCGATTGCCTCGCAAACTACTTTTACCGCCGCTGAGATGGTGACAATCGCACCGGCAAGAAGCATGATATCTGACATTGATATCATGATAGGCTGTCCCATACGCATCCCTCCTTTCCTAAATTTGGCACGAAAAAACCACCCTTTCGGGTGGCTTTTCGGTTATTCAGTTTTGAAATCCTCTTTGACCGCTCTTTCGAGAAGAAGTAATACGTATTCCGGAGCTTCATTTGTTCCTTGTTCCCAGTTTTGGATTGTTCGTAATGGGATGCTGTACAAGTCCCCGAATTTCTTCTGACTCAATCCGGTCAGTGTTCTTAGTTCTTTGCAATTCATTTTTTCCTCCTTTTTCTACTGAAATAGATTGTAAGGAAAAATCCAAGAACTGCCGCTGTTACCGTGTACTTGTCCATTGCAATCTATCAATGAGCCTGTTATAATTTGCCATGAGAGGGGGACTTTCGTCCCCCGTATGTACTATTTGAGTAGCATGTGAAGAATGTACTCAATAGCCTTGTAGAGACCGGCACCTAACGCCGACCCTACCGCTCCTTTGATGATGTCCTTCGCATCGTCATTGGAGCTTTTCTTTTTGGCTTTCTTTCGGCTCATTGTTTCCTCCTTTCTTGCTTGACCTCTTTAGCTTACAAGTATATTATAACACCGTTTCGGTGTATTGTCAAGAGAATTCGAGGATTTTTATTTTCTTTTTTCTAATTAAAAGCCACCCTCTCGGGTGGCTTTTCGTTTATTCATCTTCTTGAAGCCTTTTCTCTACGGCTTTCCATATGTATTCGCTCATGCTTTCGCCCTTTTCCTTGGCTTTCGCTTTGACGATATCCTTCTTCCCTTTGGCAACCATGATATTGATATGGTCATATTTTTTTCGGTTGTATTCGTTTTGGTATTTTATTTGGTCAAACTTTTTTTCGCTTGTCATTTTTCCCGTTCCTGTTATAATAAGTGTAGGTTGTGTGTGCCAGTGGCAAGCCTGACACCCTTTTGTTTTTAGAAGTTCAGCTTTTCAAGCTGGGCTTCTTTTTTATTCGCCTTTCTTCGCCATGCTTCGAACTTCTGCAATGGCTTTCTTTACTTCTTCCATATCCTTGCAAGACTCGAACTTGTCTGCTACAAGGTTTAGGATTACGTCCATCTGCTTGTCTGTCATCGGTTCGTTCATGCTGTCTCCTTTCTATGCTTGCCCATTACTCGTTGATTTGTTTCCTTACCAACTGTCTATATTATATACCATATTAAGTAATATATCAAGTATATTCCAAAGACTTCTAGGCTTTTGTTTACGGTTACAGCATTGTACCGTCGGTAATGTAAGTGAAGCCACCAATGCAATCGTTGTCCTTTGCCAGCGCATCCGCCCCGGCGTTACGAGCGTAAAATGTACCGTCTGAACCCATATAGGATATATTGGCATTGTTACCGTAATACGATACGGCTCGAACACCCGATTCTGTAATTGGCTTTGGAACTCTCGTAATCTTTCCTGTGGCAATATTGGCGCCGCTTGCTACTTTTCCAGTGCACTTTGTCCCAACCTCCATCTGCACGATGTTTCCGCATCGCCACCAACGTGGCTGATATTCTACTGCCCCAGTTGTTAGGGTTATTTTTCCAGTACCACGTTGCATATTCATCGTAATATTGTCCGCTGATATGTTTTCGGCTGATATGTTTTCGGCGGATATCTTGTTAACATCAGCTTGCGCTGCACCTATATACATAGCACGGATATCTTGCTCAACATTCAGCGTGTTCCCGAAATAGCCATTTCCAAGAAAGTCAACCGTGAAAGCATCCCTTCTGTTATTCTCGGATGCAATTCCGGACCCTATTTTTAGCGCCTTGAAGTCATACAAATTCATTCCCTGATAATTGATAACATCTTTTGTTCGATACTGTCCAATATCCACGATAGCCGGATTAAAATCTATATCGTATGATGCTCGTAACGCTATGATATCTGTTCTAGAAATCTTTTCTTTTGTAATAAGGTCAAAGCTATTACAGTATCCGTTCCCGTCACTGAATTCTTCATAGTGGAGACTGTTGCTATTAATAGACTTGTCAATTGTTATTGTGTCCCCATTTTCTAATTCAAACCATACTCTTTTAGCGCCTTTGTTAAAAAAGCTGTACGTGAACGAATTAAAATAGCGCCCATCCAAATCTATCGTGTCATTTATATCTTCTACCGAAAAAGCGATGCTATCTGATATTTCCGGGTAGATATCTTCAGTTGGAGTAAGTTTATCTGTATTGATCCAAGTGCTGATTATTTCCGTGCCGCTTTTGAAGCTGTCAACGCTGAATAAGCTTTCTGTTCCGGCGTTGACCGCCATTTTGTCTTTTGCGATTGTTACATGCTGTTCGGTTTCCCCACCAATATTGATGGTCTCCCCGTAGGATGCAACCACTTTCTTTCCGTTCCGAATCTGCACATCCTTCTCTGTAATCAGCACATTGTTCTTGGTGGCATTGCTCGGGGTTTCCTTGGTGGCACCCTTGTTCTCGGATACCATAATACCGGTGGAATCGGTGCTGATGTAATTGTCGGCTGTTTTGGCGGCTTCGGTGGCAGTGTTCTGAGCTTTGTCGGCTGAACTTTGTGCCTTATCGGCGGTGTCCTGTGCTTTATCGGCGGTGTTCTGAGCCGTTCCAGCCTTATCGTATGCGTCTGTCGCAACTTTAATATAGGTTTTGTCGTGAATCTCCTTGATTACGGCATCGGTGTAAGTTCTTGGCTGAGGTGCGTAGAATGGACGATTATTATACCAAGAAGCCACCATGTCTCCGTTATACCAGATAGACGGGCCATCTGTCGCCACTGGGTAAAAGTGAGATGGGAACACACCGTCCATTGCCATGTCGCTATACAGATGATATGCTGCGCCTCCACCACGCAGGAAAATAAAGAACATCATTCCGGATGGGTCAGTCATACATCCACCGAATGCGTGCCCATACATTTCGTTTAGTTCATGGATTCGCCAGTCATACTCTGCGCCACCCCATCCGCCAAAATTACACTTGATTTTACATGTGCATCCGATACCGTGTGTATCCGGATGTCCGCCCCATGCTTCCGGAGCTTTATCAACACAGCTTCTCATAACGAGAAATTCACGCATTGCATCCTGCCTATCAGGCCCATATATCATCACGGGATAATATGTATGAGGGTCACCGCCTACCTCGATTTCGGCAGTGTATTGATACCCATAGTTGTTCAGAGCGTTATCCGTGTATTTCTTTGCTTCGTTCGCAGTTCCTTGCGCATTATTTGCCTTATTCCACGCTTCTTTCGCCGCTTCGTAGGATGTGGATTTGCTAACATCGGACACATGTGTCGTCTTGTCGCTGAACACGGTCACGTCACACGTGTACAGGGTTTTTGTGATGTCGCAAGCCGGCTCTGACTTTGACCAGCCTGCCGGGGCCTCATTCGGCTTCACGTTGGTCGGCTTATCCGGTGCCGCCAGGGAAGACGATTGCAGTTTATAATACCGTGTCACGCTTTCGGTATCCCGGTACTGTGAGAGCGTGACGGTTGCACTTCCTTTTACTGCCATGATAAGCTCCTTTCTTTACTGCTCCAGCTGACAAGTATACGCCATGGAATTGGTCACCTCTCCGGCGGTTACGGTGATGCTTTTAGCCGCAGTTCCCGATGTGGCAGAGCCTTTATACCATTTGACGGTGCCGATGCTTCCGCACACGCCCGCATCGGTAATGGTCTGCTCTTTCCCGCCGACGAATACGTGCGCGGTGAGGACGGTGGAGCCGTTGTTGTTCTTGAACACGGTGCCGTTAGAGGATGTGATTGTCAGTGTGATGGCGTCGGCTCCGTTGTCACCCTTCACACCCTGCACGCCCTGGATGCCCTGCTCACCTTTGGCGCCCTGTTCACCTCTTTCACCCTTGTCGCCTTTCACGCCCTGCACGCCTGCTTTGGCCACGGCGAACGAGAACTTCTTGTTGACGGTGATGCCATCTACCACAACCGGAATGGTCGCTTCGCAAGCCGTGGAAATAGTTGCCGTGGTCTTGAATGTGATTTTCGGTCGTGCTGTTCCGGAGTTGGTTACCGTTGCGGTGATTCCGGTCGGGCAGGTAATGTTGGCTGCGCTCACATTCACGGAGGAGCACTGATTGGTACCGCAGTAAGCTACCGCTTCGGTCTCACAGGAGGCACCTGCCGCAACGCCGGCAGTGTTCCCGACAAACGTATATGCTTCCGATGTAAGCAATACGGAATACGCATCTGTAACGTCAACGATTGTAATCTGATCTGCTGATTTGATAGCCATTTTCTTTTTTCCCTTCTCTTAAACAATAAGTTCGCACATAAAAGTAACTTTTGTGTCCACGTCTTCCGGTTTGAGCGTGAACGTAAAACCATCGTCCCCGAATCTCGGGTCCGCAGAGGCGATAATTCCGAATGAGTCATCATCCAGCCGCTGCCATTTCCACTGCAGGTATGCACCGCTCCCGAAGGTTTCGCTCAGTTCGGTGGCGTTGGTAATTCGCTTTTTTCCGTGGTAGATCACCACGGACAGCACCGTTTCCACGTGGTCGTTCTTGAAGACCGTTCCCCTGGAGGATTCAATTCGAAGCAGCGTTGTGATTTCGTCTCTCAGGTCCTCAATGGCATCTTGCACGTTGGTCCCTGTGGATCCGAAAATCATATGGTCTGCCATGATTTCCAGTGCATACTTCCCGGTCTTCTCGTCTTTGTGATATTTAATATAGTTGTTGGAATCGCCGAAGTTCATCTGACCGTCCGCGCCGAGGTACATTCCCCTCGTCGTGTTGTCGACGGAACTTTTGACTCCGGAGTATATCGCATTCGACGCAATGTTGAACCCGCCGATGGTTGCATCGAACGCAATCAGGTCGTCTACACTGATTTTTTCGGCGGTGATTGTGTTGGCGATTATGTTGTTTCCGTCCAGACCGCTTTGGAGCATTTCTTTGGTGAGCTCCGGAGTTACCGTTGAGCCGCCTTCAATGTTCAGCTTGTAGTACAGCCCATCTTCACCTTTAACCACCAGCTTATCCGCCTTCACGGTATTTCCTTCCAGCAGGTCGCCGCTGATGGTCACACCCACTAAGTGACCGGTTACGGTGGAATCGCCGATTACCAGGTCTTTGATGATTCCGGACTGTGCGTAAAACTCCTGCAGCCATGCTTTATCGATTTTTGAAAAATCGATGTTCACATAGCGCAGGTCCGCATCCTCTGCAGACAGTTTCTTCGTATCCAGGACCTTTATGCTGCCTTCCGCAGCGTCCAGCCGCCCGGTGATTTTCACGTCCTCTGCCTGGAGATTCTTGATAAGCGCATTGGTCGCTTTCAGGTCTTCGATTTCCGCCTTCTGGGCAATCAGTTCCTTCGTGCGGATCAGGTCGGCAGTAACGACTCTGAACTTGGCATCACTGGGAGACAGCGGCGCATTTGCCTTCTCTGTTTCCGTCATTAGATGGGACCGAATTTCCACCGTCGTTTCCCCGCCGAAGGTAATCTTCTGGGTGGACACCAGCAAGGATTTCCCCACCGCATTGATTTCCTTTTTCAGGTTCAGGATATCCTCTGCCGTCTTTCCGGCAGAATTGGCCAAAGCATTATTCATGGCCACGTAGTTCATATACTCGCTGTCGGTCATGATTCGGACGAACTCGCCCGGCACCAACGACGGTTCCCACCGTGCCTGCAGCACTGCCCCTGTATAGCGAATGCCGCGGTACTGACTGAATATGTTATCCAGCAATTCCTGCGTCATAAAAGGATTATACATATACAGCGATTGGCCGCCTTCTCCGGCTTCGATTGTGTCTTGTTTCAAGTTCACGGTACACACTATACCGTCCACCATGGTTTCCCCGGCGGAGGTCGTTGTTCGGGACAGCAATTCCGATGTTAAAAGCACTTCATCGTTGTACCCGAAGTAACTGATTCCCAGAGTGTTGTCGTCGCCGAAGGTGGCGAACCCGCCTTGCAGTCCGGCCAAATATCCGATGGCTTCCCGCAGCGTGCAGTCCTGGTTCCATTCCAGCACCGGATTCAGTTCGGCTTCAAACGTTTCTTCGTCCACGATGATTCCCTTTGCCTGACACTGGGCCCGGATATCGTCATAGAACTGCTGAAAGGTCCCGTTTTTCTGCGCCGGGATATATGGATCGTTCATCAGCTGGAACCCGTCGAAGCACTGCAGCGTTACCGTGCCGTCGTTGTTGTTCTGCTGTTTGAATACATAGAAAGTTCCGAGTATATCCCAGCCGTCTCCTTCCGGAACCGCTTCTTCTTCGGCGCCTTCTCCATCCTCTGCAGCTTCCCCGTTCATCAGGTCGTACAGGTCCAGCTCCAGAGCGTCCATTTCCGCTTCGGATTCCGCTTCCTCTGCTTCGGTTACGTCCTCTGCCTCTTCGTCCGTGTCTTCGGTTTCTTCGGTGTCCACGTCGTTTTCTTCGTCCGTGTCTTCGATGTGCTCGGTTTCTTCCCGGTCTCCGACTTCTGCTTCCAGTGCATCTGTCCGAGATTCTTCTTCCTCGCTTTCCATCGGCAGCACATAGAAATCTACCTTGTCACCGTCGAAACTCTCCTTGTACGGTTTAATGACCGTGAATTCCAGCATACTGGATGCGGTGCTTCCGATCTGGAAGCCGTTGCCACAGGAACCGGTTACACTGACACCTGTAATTGATGATGCATTATCTTTCTGCTCATCCGGGAGCTCTGCTCCGTTGATAATTACTTTTGTTCTGTATTTCATCCTGTCCCTTTCCCATTGTTGTCTATACTTCCGTTAACGTCACCGATACGCTTTTGTACATTCCGTTCGGGTACTTCTCCACTTTGCGGTCGGATGGAAAGAACGTTCCGTTCTTCGCCTTCCCGGTCTGCGGATCCAGATATTGCGCAATAATGTAATTGTTTTTCAGCGTGGTTTCGTTGACTCCGGTGTACGTGTTCGTCGCATTCAGCACGTTCAGCAGCTCCTGTCCTTCTTCCGGATTGAGCCCCGTCCACTCCAGTTCCAGCGTGACGATGTTGGAACGCACGTTGGTATACACGTACGTTCCGGAGTTGTCTCTGGATTCGTTGTTGTTCGCCGTTGAGTTCAGATTCTTCCGCACCTCTCCATAGGTCACATTGAACGAAGTCGGATGCTTCATTCGGCTCGGGCTGCTTACCTGCGTGTCTCCGTCGTAGTATACCGGGGAGAAATACGCATAATATTTTCCGTCCGTATCTTTGAACGTGGAGTACGTGGTTTTAACGGTCGGCTTGTCCCGGTACTGAATTTTGTAAAAGTACGGCTTCGAGCTGTTGTTGTATGTGTACTTATACATCTTTTTCTTTTTGCCCTTCCGGAGGCTCTTCGGCTTGCTGTAGGTGACAGTTCCGGCAAGGCAGTACCTCACCTCGACCGTCCGTTCTACGCCGTCAATCTGCCGGACGGCAGTCGCCGGGATGGTGGTGCCGGCAATCTCCACGTTTGTCTTGCTTTGCTTCCATTTGCTCGACTTGCTAGGTTTTCCACCCTTTGCCTTTTTACTGTACTTCACTTTTTTCGCTGATGCTCTCACCGGCTTTTTCAGTTTGGTCCAGCTTCCGGCGGAACCCCAGCCCCAGCTCGTCACGGTTCCGCCCTTTCGGATTTCTTTAACGCCGGACCCGGCCAGATAAAACAATTGTGTTTCTGTCATGTGTTCCTCCTTACACGTTCAGCGGACTGGTTCCGAACATGAGCGTCTGGTTGTTGATATAGCGAACAGTGCTCTGGGCGATGGTCTGACCGTCCAGGTTGATTACCAGTGTCACATTTCCGCCGCTGCTTCCCTTCATGTTCTGCATTGCGGCCAGTGTGCTGTCCAGTCTGTCCCAGAACGGCGTCAGCGGAACAATGCCTTCCGGTCCCGCTTCCCCGGCACCAATCAGTGTGGCGCCGTCCACGATACCGCCCTTCGCATACCAGTTCACGCCGAAGGACGGCAGAGACCCTTTCCCGCCGATTCCATACGGCGCTTTTCCGCCGCTCACGGAAATGTGAGGAAGCTTCAGGTTCAGGATTCGCCCCAGATGAAACGGGAACATTCCTTTGATTTTCCCGATGATTCCCTTGAGCGTTCCGGATGCTGCTTTTATCGGGGACAGCAGCGCCGTCTTCACCCTGCCGAATGTCGCTTTCACGGATCCGACCAAGCTGTTGAAGTTCACGGAGCTTTTGATTCTCGCCACGATGGACTTCACGCCCGATGCGGCCGATTTGAACGGTGATGTGATGAACTTTCCCACCTTCGAGAATGCACCCTTCACAGCGCCTTTGATTGCGCTTCCGCCCTTCACGATGCCCGCTTTCATTGCGTCCATGGCATACATTCCTTCCAGTTTCAGCGTCTGACCGAAGGATTTCAGCCCGGATCCGATTTTCGTGATTGCAGTCTTTCCCAGGTTTGCCCAGCTGAATGCACTCCACACGTCCCATATTGCGCTGAGAATCGCCGGAATGTTGGCAATCAATGTTGGAATTGCCTGCACCAGTCCTTTGGCCAGTGTCCAGATGATTTTGGCAGCTGTTGCCAGCACCATCGGCACGTTGTCGTTGATCACGTTGGCAATATTGCTGATAATCTTCGGGGCGGTGGCAATAATTGTTGGCATTGCCTGAGCAATTCCTTTGGCCAGATTCACCAGCATTTGCATTCCGGAATGAATCAGCTTCGGTGCACTGGCCCGAATTGTGCCGGACAGGTTCAGCATTCCCTTGAATGCGTTCTCGATGATTCCGCCGCTTCCTTTCATGGAATTCGCCATAGAGTTTAGTAAGCCCTGCATACTGCTGATCAACAGCGGAACCCCCTGACTGATGAATGTGCCCATCGCACTGGGCAGTGCTTTGAACACGTTCCCGACTGCCGGAATTAAGTTCCCGAACAGCCATGTCGTTGTGGTCGTTACCAGTCCTTTCATGGATGCGCCCACATTCTGCCCAAGGGCTATATTGCCCATGAAGTTGCTTGCGGCCGCCTTCATGGCATTAAAGGACCCGGACAGTGTCGTCTTTGCTTCCTCTGCCGATGTTCCGGTGAGTTTCATTTCCTTCTGGATTACATGGATTGCGCTGTACACATCAGACAGGTTGCTGATGTCGTACTTCTGCCCGGAGAGCTTGCTTGCGTCCGAAAGCAGCCTCTCCATTTCGGATTTCGTACCGCCGTAGCCTAATTTGAGATTGTCCAGCATCGTGTAGTTCTGCTTTGCGAAGCCCTGGTAGGCGTTCTGGATATCTATGATGCTGGTGCCCATCTTGTTGGCATTGTCGGACATGTCCGTAATTGCCACATCTGCTGCAGCTGCTGCCTTCTTCGTGTCGCCGTTCAGTGACTGAAGCAGTGCCGCGGAAAAGGATGTTGCCTGTTCCATGTAGTCGTTCGCAGATATCTGCAGGGTTTTGTACGCGTTCTGAGCGTTTTTCTTTACGGTCTCGGCATCCTTCTTCCCGAACAGCGTCTCCACGCCGCCAATGGACTGTTCCAGCTTTGCGCCCTCGCTGATGGTCTTTGCCAGAGCGGTTCCGATGCCCGCCGCCACAATTGCCTTCTTAAAAGCGCCGGTGAATTTCATTCCGGTGGTTTTCCCTCCGGAGTCCCCTTCATTTCCCAGCTCTTTCCCAAGCATGCCTTTAATTCCCTTTGTGGTCGGAATTACCTGCACATAAGCCTGTGCCAGAGTAGTGCCCATTAGTCCTCACCTCCGTATCGTGCCTTCATAAAATCTTCCTTGCTCTCATACACTGCGGTATTCCCGTGTCCCTCTGCCTGATTGTTCGTGTTATTCTCAAACAATTCCGCAGTGATTGACTGCGGGTAATCCGCTCCGATGAGGGCCGCATGAATCGCCCGGGTTTCGTCGGCGATTACCGCCAGCAGTAAATCCTTCCGGTCCCCTCGGACACCATGCATTTTCTGTCCTAATCTTGATTCTTCCCTCAATCCAGAGAATAAGGCAGCCACCACCCGAAGGGGCAACTGCCTGTAATCAAAGATTCCATATGTTTCTGCCAAGTCGCAGATCAGAAGTCTTTCGTCGTCCCGGATTACTCTGGTGAGGGTTATCAGTTTTTTAATTCGCCGTCCTGAAGCTCGAAGATTTCCTGCAGCGTTTCCAGCATTGCGGTGGCGGATACACGGCCCGCCTCACTCCGAATATGCTCTTTCAGTGCTTTGTACTGTTCCGTGCCCAGCAATCTCTTGTAGGCGCTCACAATCTTTCCGGTGTTCTCTTCCCCTTCATCCAATGCGGCCAAATCTTCCAGTAACTCGTAGTCGTCCAGATTCTCGTCCGGGATTTCCACTTCAAATCCGTTTTTCAGTGTCTCTTTGATCATGCTCTTGCTTCTCCTTATTCATAGTACATGTAGAACGGTCTGCCCTCGGCATCCGGAAGTGCGGTCACCGTCACTCCGTAACCCATGGCTTCGTCTCTTTTGTACTCAATGTCCCCGGTATCCGAGATTTTTCCGCACGGAATAACTTCACGGCACTTTCTGCCATCGTTCAGTACGGTATCGATCACCCACGGTCTCTGCGGAAGTTCCGCGGAGCTTCCCTTGATGGTAATTTTATTCCCGGTTACGGTTACGTTGTCTTCTCCGTAGTACGTTTTCAGCACGTTCTCATTCAGAATCTCAATCATCGTGAATTCATAAGTCGCTTCATAGTCCTTCTGAATTGTGGCCACGGTGTTTCCTCCCCAGTCCTTGACGGATTCGGAGTCTCTTGAGATTTTCTTTTTCACGCCGTCTTCCGATACGGTGCCCAGACACTCGAAGCCGGTCAGCTCTCCGGTTGCGGTTGTGGGCACTGCTGCCTCTGCCCCTCCAATCCAGATGGCGCCCTGCACGCTCGGTTTAACGGTAGAAATGTTCTTCACATTGTTTGCCATATTGTCTCTCCTTCCTATTCGCAATACGTAATGTTATATATCGCCTGATATCGATACTGCTTCGTGGTGGTGTCGGTAAAATTATAATCGCTGTTCAGGCTTACGGATCCGATTCCCCGGAGTTCGGCCAATTCGCCCATGGCCGCTTTCACCGTCTCATTCAGTTCCGCTGCCTTCTGCAGGGATTCATCCACCGACTGCAAAGCGATGGTGGCCGACTTGATGCAGTTGTACTCTCCGGATCCGGTCTTTTCCATCACCACGTATGGAGTGCTGTCCATCTCCTCCGGATATTCCATCAGAACCGGCACCGGCTTCAGTTTCTCGCTCAGGTATTTAATCACTGTTTTCTCAATCATTATTTTCCTTTCGCAGCGCCCATTGCCTTCACCAGTGTGTTGTTCTTCATGTTGTCGTAATAACCTTCATCGTCTGCCGGGTATACTGCAGCACCTCGTCTTTCCGGATAGTTCCGGTTCTCCACTGCAAAGTGTTCTCCGGCGGCCGCCTGAATCTGCTGCGCATACGATACGCATTCTTCCTGCAGTTCACTGCTTCTCAGCAGTTCCCGTACCCCGGAGGAATTCAGCTTAATCTTCACGCTACTCATACCGTTCCACCTGTACTTTCTTGTTCCATCTCAGCGGCATCATATCCTCAATTCCTTCAATTGGTTCCCCGAATGTCCGGAATTTCTTTCCGAAGAATTCTACCTTGCGGTCCTTCCAGTCGTGGGTGTCCCCTTTCGGTATGGCCAGTGTGTACACCAGCTTCTTCCCGGTAATGTTCAGCGTGTCCAGAACTTCCGTGGATGTCGGTTCTCCCACCAGCACATCCGGAACCACCTCCGGCAGCTCTTCGTAGATTGGACGGTTGAATTCGTCCGTGCCGATTCTGTTTTTTTCGTACAGGATCACATCTATTCCATGGAGTCCTCTGCCCATAACGATATTCCTTTCATCTGCTGACGCCGAAGTCCCAATCTGGCCAGTTCGCTCTTCTTAATGAAAAGTCCACCCCCGGGCACCAAATACGTGCCGGAGATGGAATATCCCATAGCTGATTCTGCAAACTGAGACACCGGCTCCTGATTGGTGGATGTCATGAGCGTTCTGGCCACCACATCCACGGTCACCGACTTCGCCACATCCGCAAGATACGGTTTCCGCTGGATCATCTCGTCCAGGTCTTTGCCCACCTTGTCCGCTTCCATCCGCAGGGAAGAAGCGATTACCGGCAAAAGTGCCTCTGCTCTTGCTTCTTCCTCGGTGCTTAGATTTCTCCACAGGGCTTTGATGTCCTCAACCTCTGCAAAATTATTCATCGGTCTTCACGTCCTTTTCCGCTGCGCTTATGCAGCGTTTTTCGTTTTTCTGCTGCTTTTTTGCAGCGGGTTTCTTCGGTTTACTCTCTTTCTGTTCTTCCCAGTCCTCTCCGGAGCACACCGAAGCGGTCTCCACGACCGCCCCGGTTCTGGTATTTACGTACTTAGGCATTGTTCTTAACCCGTGCGAAGGACTTCTCGTCCAGGATTCCCCAGCCGAGATATACCTCTGCTCTCAGATAAACCTGGTTAGAACCCTTCAGGTCCACGCCGGTATTATCCGGATCGCCGTATGGAATTACCTCCAGCGGAATCTCCTTCGCATAGCCCCACTTGAACATGTTGGCGAAATCGCCCACGATTACCTGGTCTGTATCTCCCACTGCAACGGTTCTGTTGAAGTCTACCGGCAGACCGTTCACGGTTCCCGGGTTTCCGCCCCAAGCCAGATCCGGATACAGTCTCTCTCCGGCGGTAGTCTTCAGTGCAGCCAGCGCCTGACGAACTGCCGGGGTTGCAGCCATTCCGGAAATGTCTCCGTCGGAGCCCTCTACCAGGGCAATAGCTGCCTCAATATTGTCGTCCACCTTTGCGGCTACATAATCCACGGTCTGGGTAACCGCCTTATCGAAGCAGTTGTTTCCAACCACATCGGAAGCCGCCCCGGTTCTCGGGTTGAAGCCGTGGAATGCGGCGATGTCGAGACCTCTTGCTACCTTCTTCGCGAATCCGTCGTTGAAGGCCTGCAGGATATTCAGCTGAGCCTCCTCCGTTGCGGTCATAAACTCATCGGATACTCTTGCGCCGTACTCAAACTTAATCGGTGCGATCACAATCGGGGTAATCGTCAATCCACCGTGGGTCTTCTTTCCGTTCTCTGCCACGATATCCACGTCCGCATCCAGAGAGAAGGTGAACTCCTTGTTTCCGTTGAAGGATACCGGAGTCTGCCCGGACAGCATTGCCAGGGAAGAGTGTCCTTTAACCTTCGTTGCCAGATCTGCTACCAGTACCGGGTCAAACAGTGTTCCTTTAGTTCCAATTGCCATATCTTATTCTCCTTTCATTGCCTGCAGCATATTTTTCAGTGCTGCATTTTCTTCATCTTTCGCCGTCGATTCCGGATTGTAGTTGATGCGCTGCACCGAAGTGCTGCCGACAATTCCCTTCAGCGCCTCTGCATCCTTTCGAATGTCCTCTTCCGTCTCTCCGGTCAATCTATTTGCAAGGCCGGCATCCAGGCCAAGTTCTTGTGCAATTCTCGTTTTTACCGAGTCGGACTCGTATTTCTGCACTTTCGCCTGAAGCTCCTTGATTTTTTCGTCGTTGGTGCTTCCGGCATTCTTTGCCTGTTCCAGCTCTTTGCCTAATTCAGTGATCCTATTCTCTTTCTCTGTCAAGGTGGTCTTGATGGAATCGTAATCTGCGTACTTCTGAGTGAACTCTTCCTCTACGGTTTTTCGCTCACTGGCTCTCGCCTTCGTGACGCGGTCGCCGATGACTGCGTTCAGCTCTTCCTGTGTTGTAATTGGTTTAAATTCTTCCATGTGATAATTTCCTTTCTCCACTTAACCCGGTGGGACGGTAAAAAATGTATTATAAAAGACAGCCGATTGCAGCTGCCCTGTATAACCTGATTAATATGTTACTTTCTGCTTTCTTCTCGTCTTGTCCTCATGGCAAACCCAGAATGCCAGGGCCACGCTCTCGGTCAGCGTAACATCCACTCTGTCCTTGATGGACCGATAGCCGAAGCCTCCGGAAGAACCGATTGCCCGGTGTTCGCAGTTGGCCACGGACTGTTTCAAGCTCTCCTGATTGCAATGGCATATGCTGCCATCGAACAGACACTGCTCAAACAGTGAGTTGGCCAAAATGACCTCCCGCACAGTCGGCAGAATCACGCCCTTTACGCGGTTCTCTTTCAGCTCTTTTTCCAGAATCTGCTGTGCACCGTTGGCACCGTCCACGATAATCTTCCGCGGCTTCATATCCCGTAGGTAATTAATCAGCCAGCCGTTCCCCTCCCGGGTTGTCCGGCAGTCCACGGCCTCCACGAACACTTTTCTGCCGGCTGTTTTTACGGCAACGGACAGTGTTACGGTGGTGCTGTCATGGCTGAACTTCACCGCGGCATAGATATCGCCCACCAGCTTCGGCAGCCTCTGCACGGCCAGTTCCGTCCATTCCTTTTCGGTAATGGCCGACTTCTGGTTGTACCGGAGCCACAAGCCCAGTCTCTGAATATTGAAATCCGTCTCGTCCGGGCCAATCTCGTCCGCAACGGATCGCTCGGTAAAAACAGTTCCCAGTGATGGGTTCGTCTCGTACCACAGTTCCCGGTCGGTGGGCTCCGACATTTCCGGAACGGACCATTCCGCCCAGCCGGTATTCTGCGCCCGGCCGTTGATGGCCGATTCCCGCATTTTCTGAAAAACGGTTCCGGAAGAAACCGGTGTGGGTGGTGTTCCGCAGAAAACGGTTTGCGGATTCTTTGAAGATGTAACGATGTATTTCAGCGCGGATTCTTGGTCGTCGGTATATTCCTGTGCCTCATCCACCACCAGCAAGTCATATCCTTCGCCCAGTCCGCCTTTGCTGGATCTGGTTCGGAAGTTCACTCTTCCGTCCTGCTTCAGCATGGTGATCTGTTCCAGTCCGAACTGTTTCAGTGTCTTGTAATCTTCTCCCTCTTTCAGTCCGGTCTTTGCCATCAGCATGCAGAGCCGTTCCCATGCGGAATGAGATGTTGGTGTTCTGTGCGCCGTGTGGAGAATGCTCTCTCCGTTCATGATTCCGTAAAGCTCCCGCATTGCCACAACTTCGTTCTTTCCGTTACGGCGGGGGACGGAATACCCGTATTTGGTATGTGTCCATAATCCCTCTTCATTGTATGCCATCATGTCGCACAGAAGCAGCTCCTGCCATTCCTGTGCGGTCTTTCCGGTACTGTTATATATTCTGACGGCTTCCGTTCCGTGGGTTTCTCGGTATGGAAGCACCAACGACTGAGTGGGAGTCTGACGGCCTTTTCTTTCTGTCATGTTTTCCCCTCTGCAGTATTTTGTGCTGCTACTTCACCAGCAGCGCCACTCCAATCGCGAATGCTATAATTGACAGATTCAGGTGTATTAGCCCCTTCATTCGATAGGTCTGTTTTTCCTCTTCGGACATATCTGATAGCTTACATCCCAATCCCAAAAACTGCATTACACCCATAATTGTCAAAAATATTCCCGCTGCATTTTGTATGATTGATTCCATGGTTCCTCCTATTCCTTGCTCTTTTATCATGTTCTTTTGTCAAAAAATGCGCATTAGAAAACCGCCCGAAGGCGGCTTTTGGGGTGACTGATGGGAGTCGAACCCACGCCGCCGGAACCACAATCCAATGTTCTGCCATTAAACTACAGTCACCATGATTTATTAAAGCGCCCTTTACAAAATAGTATGAATCATGTATAGTACTTATAGTAATACTAGTTTATACAAGAGGCTTCTTGATCCCCCACCACTTGGGTCAAGAACCCTCTTGTTTTTTATGTTTTCTCAAAGTTCTTGACTTTTCCACGTACTGATGTTATAGTTGAAGCATGTTTAAGAGAGTGGCCTGTGTCCCCCCCAAACGAAAGTAAAGGCTATATGCCCAGGGACGCAGACCTCTCTCTTTTTATACTCTGCTAATTACTTTCAGTATTTTTTTCTTTTTTATATCGAGTAATATTATTGTCTCAACATCTTTTGTCCAATCTGACCTAAAAACACCTTCTTCAATCTGTTGCATTATTTCTTCTAAGTTTAAGGGCGTTTTAGAAACGTCAATTGCGAAAGTATTTGCTTGCTTCTTGCTAGCTTTCACTATTTCATATATTGTATTTTTCCCATTTCCTTTTGGGGATTTTAAATCAATACGCACTCCATTTAATAAGTAATCTGCACTTTTGATATCTTTGTATATTCCTCCTCCTGATGTTCTTGGAAGCAATACAATTTCTCCCCCAAACTCATCCACCAATAACTTTGCCGCGTTTCTTTCTTCCTCAGTATGGCCTGATAAAATATGTACATCATCAACATAGTGCAATTCATTCTCAATAATCAAATAGTTTTGCTCTGTCACCTTTCCGTCTTGCTTTTCGGTCTTTTTTGCATTCCATTCTGGAGTTGCATCATAACAATTTTTCCCCTCATCCCTTGCAATACTCCAATTCCTATTCGATTTTTTAAGTAATTCTTCTTTTCTTTCAAATTGTTCAATCCGTGCAATTCGAGCTTCTCTCTGTGTCTCGAATTTCTTCTTTGACCAAGCATCTGTATACCCCTCTTCATCCTTGAAGGTGACCAAACAAGTACAGTTGTCGTGCCTCTTGAATATATCTTTCGGATGTTTTCCATATTCATAAATTCCTGCTAGCTTTTGACACCATTCACAGCACCCGCCCAACGCTTCCCGGATAACCATTTCCTTCATTCCAGCATCTGCTCTGGCTCTAACGTTGAGTTCAACGAAGTCATCATAGAAGCTTTTTACAATATGCTCAATTGGGCCATGTCTTAGTGCAGCTTTCACCTCTTCATCACTGGCTTGTTTCATTCGCATTCTCCTTCAAGCTCCTGTTCACAACCATGTTCAGGTAGCTTTTTATCCGTTCTGTCGGAAACTCCGGGCGCTCAATCCGGAGTTGTCGCCCTGCTTTTCGTGTTTCTTGCTCTTTTTGCTTAACTGCAATATCAATTACGTAATCAAATGTTTCTTCGTACAAAGGCGTCAGTACTGCCTCTGCAATATTCCAGTAAAGAATTCCATCGGGCAGCACATCCGGCTTTATCGTGTGCTGCACTGCCTTAGATGCACACTTTGCAATCCTATCGACATAGAGACCACATTCATGTTGATTCAGCTTTCCGTTTTCCAGTTTTTTTCTGTATGCCCTAGCTTGCGGATCCATTTCCAGATACTGGTGGAACCGCTGCAGAACTGCTTTCCGAAGCTTTGGTGCGATATCTTCCATTCTCATTCACTCCTGTCTTTCTGATTCCTGTAAGGTCGCCCATCGTCTCTTCATCCACATAGCCATCAACTGCCTGATTCAGTTTCAGCACCCCGTCCCCGATGGAGCTGAGCATAGATGCGTCCGGCTCGAAGATTGGCTCCCATGTGGCAATCGCTTTGCACGCAATATTCCGGGTATACATATGTTCGTCTCTCAGACATGCAGCCAAGTACCCCGCATTCCGGAACCCCGAACCAAAGGAACGCTGCGCTGCTCTTGCGGTCAGTCTCAAAGAATCGTGAGCCGCCTTGATGGCATCGGCACTGGATGGGTTCGCCGTTGGGAACCCCAGATCGTCCAACGTCAATCCGGTTTCCCCGGCAAACATGGATGCGAACATTTTCAGATGGTCCGTGTGCGGCGTCATGGACTGCTGCATGAACTGGCCAAAGGTTGGCTTGTCTCCGTCCTCGTCCTTTGTGATTGCAATCAGCGTGGCCATGGTGGCTCTCCACTTATCCGTAATCTCGTTATCCTCTGACAGCCCGGTCACCCATTTCTGCGGATATGAAAAGAACTCGGCAGAAATCTCCGAGCGCTTCATCGTACGTATTGCAGAGCTCATCAGTGACATGCACGCCCTGCTGATTCTGGAATGGCCGAAAGGTCTTTTGGCTCCCGGTCTATAGATCACCGGCACCAGCAGCGGATAATTTACCACGTGTCGGATTCGCATTGCTCCTGCCTCTCCTTTGTGGTACACCAGCGTTTCGTTCGGCAGAAAGTACGCCTCAGTCAGCACTGCTCCATACTCGTCTCTTTCCATGACGGCATATCCTTCTTTGAGAAGCCCGGTGACCGTGTCAATGATTCCGGTGGCATTTGCGCCGTCTATTACCTGCATCAACGGCGCTTCATTTTTCTTTTCCGCCGGCTGAATGTAGATGAACGCACATCCGGCAATCATTGCCGACAGCTCTGCGGACCGAAACAGGATATCCGGATTGTTCATCTGGTAGATTTCATTCATTGCCAGAATATCGTTTCGGAATTCGTTAAATACCACCCGATCTGCCAGGGAATCCACCGCTTTAGCGCACCACCCCAAACTGGAATTGAACGCCCGCAGTTCCGGCGGCGTACTGATGCCGAAGTCTCTGGTATAGTTCTTCATGTCGTAGTATTTGTACCGGAGATTCACTCGCTGCCTTTTCTGATTCAATTTTCGCCGAAGGTATTCCATACCCATGTAGTCGCTCATTCTTTTCCTCCAAAAAAATTTTTTCTTGTTCTCGCGCCGATCCGATTCAGCGAGAAATATTCGTAGTGACGGCGTGAAGTTCCGGCCGGGGGTCCCCGGGGTTACCCACCCCCCGGTATAAAATTATTTTTCTTTAAAGCATAACTCTCTGTTTTAGTTTTGCTTTTTCTTTGTTTTCGCTTTGCTTTGAATCTGATATAGCTTTACTTTCGTTCCGCTCTGCCTCTGCCTGAATCTTTCGGAAGTTCCTCCAGTCCATCGACTGTGGAAGAACTCTGTTGCTGATTACTTCCTGCACCTTCACATCACTTCTTGCCACCAGCTTATCCGACTTCTGCCGGTTGCATGTCCAGTGTGCCAGCTGCAGGTTATCCAGGTCGGACGGATGGCCACCCTTGGCTATGGGGATGATATGATCAATGCAGGGGCTTAAAGGATGGGGGTACTTTAAATTAAAGTCCACCGGCTTTCCGCAGATACCGCATACTGTTTGCGTGGCGTAGATTTTCTTTTTATTCCGCTCGAACGCTCCCCGATGCACACCGTTCTGGTCTGGACGGTTACGGTTCCTCTTGCCTGCCATTACTCTGTCCTTGTCTTACTCCAGTCTCTGCCATACTCATCGACAATGCAGCGGAAGTCTGTTAGGTCGTGGTCTCGAACAAATGTCTTCAGCGGGTCGTCTTCTCTCACACCGATGTGAAGCAGCTCATGCATGAGCAGAATTCTCAGCTGGTTTATGTCCATTCCCGCGCAGTTCGGTTCGTAGATTGTAATCAGGAAATCATAGGGAACGAATGTTCTCCAGTACGTCGGAACCTTCCGGCAGTCCGCGTTCACCTTGAATGTTCCTCCGGATTTCTTCTTTGCTACCTCGCTGGCCACAATGCCGACTGCGATTCCGTTCTCGCTGATGTATGCCAATCTTTCTTCCACCTTCAACAGCTCATCCAGCAAGCTGTCATAATCATGTGTGATGTGATACTTTCCCATGTCTTCCCCTCTGCATTCTGAAATTCGTGTACGAAAAAGCGCCACCTTTCGGTGACGCTTCCGGTTCATGTTTGGTTCTAGTTCTCGTTGTGTTCGTTCCAGTCTTTGATGAGCAGCTGTTCAATGTAGTTGCTCAGTGACCTTCCCTCTTCATCCGCTCTTTCCTGAGCCTTTGCTTTCAGTGACGGCTTAATCTTCATGTAAATCTTTTCCGTCCGCTTCTCTTCATCGTGTGTTGCCATTAGTCCTGTACCTCCTCTCTTTCCTCTGCATTCCGCTGATTCTTGAATGAAAGATACAAGCTATAGCTTGACAGAATCAGAGATACAATACTCAGTGCAATCGCTAATGTTCTCATGTTCCTGTTTGAGTGATGAGATTTTGCAGGAGTGAGCCTTGCGGCTCACTTGCATTATCCGTTCTTCAGTGCTACAATTAAGTTAATCAGGGAAGTGATTAAACTTATTAGAGCAGTGATTCGGTCTACTCGAGCAGCCGGATTGCTGTTCTTTTTCTTTTTGCTTCTCATCACTCTTACCTCCTTTCTGATATTAGTATATCAGAAAGGAGGTACTTTGTCAATACTTTATTAGTACTTTTTAAAATTTCCCCATTGGAAAAGGCGCTCCCAGATGTTAAGTCCGGGATGCGCCCTCTCTAATATTCCACGCTATCATTATACTCACACCCCATAGGACATTCTAGGACATTGTAGGACAGAATTCACAATTCTCCATGATTTTCCCCACTGACAGCAATGCGGAGCCATGAATCCTTGTTGCCTGCCTGTAGCTTACATGCAGGTCCTCTGCGATTGTTTCAAAATCCTTGCCCAGTACATAGCGGTCATACAGCAGTCTGCTCTCGTCGTAATCTCTCACCTTATCAATTACATTTTCGATTTCCACGCAAAGAATCTGGGCGGCTTGCTTTGTAACCTCCCTCTGCAACTTAATGTCACACATCTTGCTCACCAGTTCCGCCGTCCGGTCAGCTCCTGTTCCGCCTCCCGGCATTCCATCATAGCTCATGCCCTTCACGTCCAGCTGGTCCTCAATCCGCTGAATGGATAAATTCATTTCCCGAATTCTCTCTTGCATTCTCCGGAACTGATTCAGATATTCTTTTGCCGTCATTGATTCTCCTTGTTCTTCCTGCTGCATTATCTTCCGGTCTATCTTTTCGTCTACCTCAAAGTTGCACATCATTACAATGTGCCCCATGATTCGTAATCACTCATTTCCATCTGCTTCAGTTCCTCTGCCCGCATATAGGTTTCCTGCTTCTTCACTGCAGTTCCGTTCCGCCACTTCTTGAGTCGCGGAACCGGATCAGTGGAGACCATCATGTATTCTAAGTGCGGAATGTGAGTGCACGGATTCTCGAATCTTCGAACCGAATCTTCATCGATGGCATATCCCTTGAATGCTTTCGGCTCTTCCCACAGCACTTTTGATAACTTCACTTCCTGTGTTACCACAATCGGATGCACCAGGTTCCGGCTTGCCCGATACCGTCTCTTTGTCATGTTGTCCGCCTTGCGGAATGTCTTCTGCGTTTCCTTAATCAGATAGCTTGCCAACTTCTGGTAATTCCGGCTATCGTCCAATGCAGTGCAGCGGACTCTTCCCTTCTCCCATTGCTTCGTAATGATTTGGATATCGATATAATTCATTACCACGTGATGATGAATTCTGTGATTCTCGTATTCGGTCACCACAACATACTTCATTTCCTTCCCCAGTTTCCGGAATTCTCTCTTCATCCTCCGGAGGAAATTATTCAGGTCCCTCTTTGCCTCTGCCTGTGTCGGGATCTCCCCGCTGTACGTCAATGTGATATGCCAGTCTCCCGGATAGAAATTTGCGTTCAGAGTCCGGGCCAATCTTTTGTATGCAATTCTGTCATTATTCTTGATCACTGCCTCTCGAGAAGGCTTCGTCTTCGGTGCTCTCACACTGAGTTGTTTTTGTGTGGATTTCAGTGATACGTCTACCACCGCTCCGGCCACACATACTTCCCTAATGAATTTCATCCGGTCCTTCCTTCTCTCCAGTACTTTCTATCTTAATGGTTCTATTGTTAATACTCTTATCAAGGTTTAATGCGGCGCTCTGGCCGCAATCATTTCTCCCCTCGGAGCATGTTATTCTGGCTTATTATTTTTCTCGAGACATCCTTCTGGGAAGAAAGTCCTCGAAATATCGATCTTCGGAATATCGCCTGGATTAATCTCCGCCCGAATGCAAATACTGCATAAATACTTTTCCGTACCTACGATGCTTTCGGCATTCAAAATCAAACTCTCCCCTATCTCTTTAATCTGACGAATACCCTCTTCACGCGGGTTCTCTTTGGTCCTCATCAGAAATTCACCTTCTGCAGGATCGCCTCTGCAGCTTCCAGTGCTTCTGTGGTGCTCAGGGCAATTCCCTTCTTCGGGTTGCCCTGTGGGTCCCATCGTCTGATATCCACCTTGGCTTCCTTATCGTTCCAAGATACCAAATTGACTTCCAGAGTGTAGCCTCCGGAAGTCTCTGCCAGTGTTGCAATATGCTCCAGCTTTTCGAATTTGATTTCTGACATTTTGTTTTTCTCCTTTGCTCATGTTCATATATATAAAGGCGGGCAATGAATTATTTGTGGTTGTGAAAACAATTATGAAATTACTGAGGTATACTATTCCTTATTACTTGCACTCTGGCAACCATACCATTCAGTTTGTTGTGGTCGTTCGCGATACATATATATCTGTCTTAAATATTAGTAATAGTTTGTGCCCGCCTTTATAGCATTGTTGATCGTGCCTAATTGCACTCGGTTAATTTCTTCTTAATAGTTCAGTGTGGCGATTTGAACATTGCTTCTGTATTTCTCGCCATATACCTTCCGGCAGGTGACGGCCACAATCTGGCTGTCGTCGTTGTAGGCGATTCCGTTCAACGCATCCGCCACTGCTTTCCATAGGTTATCTAGATCCGGTCTTGCGGTCGGATACTTCTTTCTCTGGATTGCTTTTTCTCTCTTCTGCTTTGGCCAACTCTTCGGTGGCTCGAAGCAGAACTCTATGTTCATCAGTAAAGGTGCGCCCTTCGGAAATTCGAAGTTGCCACACTGGTTTTTGTATGCAATCCGAACCAGTTGTTCGAACTGCTGCGTTGTTCTCGGGGTGTATGCATACCCGGCACGCGTTACTCTTGGTCTCGCTTTCGGGATCGCTCTGCCCGGGATTGTGAACTTTGCTTCCATTCCTATTCCTTTCTCCATCCATGGAACCACACCGCGTCTTCCAGAATGTTATGCAGCTCTTCTGCAATTGCGGATACATCTTCCAACCGGATACGGACATTTCCGTTCCTGGCGGTAATCATCAGTACATCGCCTTCTTTCGTGTCTACGATGTACCCGGTTCCCGGTGCTTCGGATGAATATGTAACCAAGTTGTCATCCTTGCACCTCTGCGTTTCTACGCTTCCCAGCATTTTTTCCACCGGGATAATCTCCGGCTTTTTCAGTTTGTACATTTTGGTTTCTCCTGTGTGCTATAATATGTCTCAACTTATTTATGAAAGGAGGTTATCGCTATGAAGCATCGGACTTATGCCCTTACTGACCACGATATTGAAGTGATCAGCTGCGCCATTACAGCTCTCCCTTCAATCGGTCTTGAAGATTCCTGCCCAGATTTACATTTGCGCTGCGTTTCCACTGGTTCTAAACTCATCACACATCAGCCATTGGATCCGCAGGACTATAGTATTATCTACACCGCTTTATCCGCGGTTAGAGAAATCTGCCAAGGTCAATTCTCATATGTTGATCCGGATATAAAGGAACGTTGTAATGAGATTTTCTTTGATGCAGGTAGACTTTTATCACTTCTTGGTACTCCTCAGTAGTTAAGGTCTTCCGGTTAACACTATTCACTGTATTAATCTTATTTAGGAGCCATGTGATCTCTTCCATGGCTCCTTTTCCTTTGGTTGCAGCTTTCATTTCCCGGAACAAAGCTGCTGTTATTCCTGTGTCAATTACAGTTGCTGACATTTTGGTTTCCTCCGATGCAGGGCATGGCAGTGATGCCGACGCATGAATATTGTGATTTCAAACGTAGGTTATGGTTTTGGGTGTGTACAATTACATCGTTGAAGGTTTTTTCAAAGGTTATCGTTGTTGCCGGCACCACTGCCATACCCTGCTGATTATTATTGTTGTCTTTTCTTTTTGCACGATTCGCACCACTTCGTACCCGGTGCGTAGCTCTGAAAGAACTCGCCGCAGTCCTTACAAAAATGAGTGAATACTCTTCTCGTGTGGAACTGCTTATTCTTCTTCCGCTTCAGTGCCATCTGTTCTTCTTTCGTCAGCTCCCAGCCCGGTCCGCCAGCGGTCGCCTTCTTCTTTTTCTTCTTTTCAATCTTCTTAGTGCAGCCGTTCACGTCGCACCCTCTGGGCTTATCTTCCATCTCGAAATAATTGCAGTACCACCGGAACATGCTGCCTTTATCCCGGTAGATGCAGTTTCTGCAATTCGGGTTTTCCGCCACAAGGTTCAGATTCGGGGTGCTTGTCGGTTTCGGTTTCTTCATCTTCTCGTATCCTTTGCTTCTACTAGTTCTATTCCATAGTTCTGGATAATCCCTCTGCGGCGAAGGTCGGCATATGTGTCCCGGAATATCTCCGCCCACTGCAGGCCCTGCTGTATGTCGTCGAATTCTGTCTCATGGCGGTCCGTCTTTCCGTTTCGCAGTATGCACCACTTCTTCAGGATGTACTTCTTCGTTCCCTTTGCCATTTCATATTCCTTGCTCGTTATGTTATAATAATCTTGGTTTTAATCTTTTCGTTTGAGGGGCATTCCGGTATCGTCCGGGTGCCCCTCTTAGCATTTTCGTGACCTCACGAAAATGGTTTTGCATTGTTGCATCTTTTTGCCGATGCTGGCAAAATGATATTGATACGCTTCCACTTATATCTGTAAAAGGAGCTGCACTCATGATTCTGTATTCAAATGACCGCAAATTACTTCGTGACCTTCGAAAGGTCCAACAAAACGAAACCAGCTTTCTCTTCATTTCTGCGGATTACACTTTCTGTGTTCCCATCGAAAAGCCAGAGCCGCAATATGTTCAGCCAGCATTGCAACAGCAGCATTACAAATTCTCGCTTGAGCCGCCTGAAGTACAAGGGGCGCTTATTTCACTTGAAAACAATCTTTGCATCTATCACCCTGGTGGTCAGTACGTCCAAGTAACGCCATACGGTTGGCGATGGAAATCTCTTTCCAACCAAAATATGATATCCCTCCTGCTTCAAAGCGTCGTATGTCCTATTATCGTATCCGTCGTAACCACAATTCTTGCGCACTTTATCCTAGAGTTTTTCGAAGGATAGCTAATGTCACAACTGATGTTGCAATAGATACAAGCGTTGGCAGGGCAAACTTCAACAAGAAGTTCAGAAGGATTTCTTCCGCAGACCACTTTATGTCCTGCCATTGTTTCTTTCGATAGCGCTTTCTATCCTCTTTTTCTTTTAGTTTCCTCAATTCTTCATTCTCCATCTGTTGACTCGTTCGGTTTCAGCCGCGTCCTCTGCCAGTTCACAGTATTTCCAGTGTTCGGTGTATCCTTCCGCCGTTACGCTCGTCGCCCCATCAGCAAACACCCTATAGTTATGTCCAGACATGGATCTAAAATTCTCATCTTCGAAACTATCAAAATACCGCAGTACCCATTCGTCGTCTTCGTTGTCTCGTACCCGAACCAGCGTATCTACCGGCACATTGGCCCAGTCTGTAGGCGGTTTGTTATATTCCCCATCCAGCCAGAATGCGAACAGCTTTATGCAATCCGTACAACCAATTCTTTCACAAAGTGCATCGCTGCTTTCCCGGCTGTCAAGGTATTCCGGAGCCACCATATCTTTCATAAAACCACACGAATTGCCGCCTATGGTTGCCTTTAAAATCTCATCACTGAACTTTTCTCTGTTCTTCATCGCACCCTCCTACAGTCCATACGCCTGCAGCACCAGCGCGAACAGTCCGGCGCCCATCAATAATGCCCCGATCACTCCCACGATGGTGATGGGAATGTCATAGCCGATTTCGCCGTTGTACCATTTCTTCCCTCCGGCAGCTTCTTCCTGCTCATTCATCAGCTTCAGCAGCGAGCTCAGCGTGTAATACTTCTCCTCGCCCCCTGCAGACGCAAGGCAATCTTCCAACGATTCCTTCAAGTCCTCCCAAAGCATCTTATAAGACATCTTTTGCTCCTTCCCCGGTGCCGGTCCTCCCGGCACTCATTCCTTTGTTGTTCTCTTCCCTTTCAGTTCTCTGCCGCGCTCTCGTGAATGCGTGATACTCCACTTCCAAATGGTTCTCCTTAATGAGGTTCCAAATAGTGTGGAATGCGCCGTCGAAGTACGCATACATCACCTTTGATTCATCATCGCCCTTCCGGCAGTAGCTTTCCATTGCGCTGGATCGCATGCGTTCGCAGGCGGCCATCTCGGTAAAAATACTTCTCTCTATCCGCCGACGTTTTTCCTGCTCGTTCACGTGCATCTGAAGTCTTTTTATTTCGGCAGTGGTGTCCAAGAACATCGTTTCCTGCTTAATCATCGGATTCATCCTCCAAGTTCTCGAGTTCACCCTTCAGCCACTCCAGCATTTCGTCCATGTCATCGGCTTCGAATGTCGCTACCTTTACCCCGTTTTTCTTCGCGATGATTTTCTCCTCTTCCTCTGCTTCGTCTTCTTCCTCTGCCGGCTCGTAATCCTGAACCTCGTCCTCAAAGAAAGCACCGATTTTGTCCACCAGCTTTACAGTCATCTCTGCAAGCTTAACTGCTTTGTGAAGCTGCTCTGCTGTAATTTTGGTTCTTCTCAGCAAAGATTCCGCTGTTCCAACAAAATCAATCAAGAGTTCGTCGTTAGTTCCCGCTGCTTTCGTCATTCCGTCCTTAGTCTTAATCATTTCGGTATTCTCCTTTTCATAACTTTGTTAAAAATTCATTAACTTCTTTAGTTTTAACTTTTCATTTTTTAGTTTTAGCTTTATTCATCTTCTTCTCACTTCATGGTTTTCCGCCACTTTGAACGCAATGTCTAAATTTTTATACACATCTTTTTTTATTAATTCGAGCGTTCCGGGAATGCAATTTTTTGCGCACATATGAGCGAATGCCTGCGTTACGGCAGTATATTCATCCGCTAACTCGCTGCACTTTCCACTCATGTCGACGTCCACCGAATCGGATTTTTTGTTTTTCTTTGCTTTGATCATTTGTACCTCCGTTGTTTTTGAGTGATAATTTCCGTCCTATGCCCTTCTCCAGTTTTCGGGCAGTTCCGTGCCCATCGGTCCGGTGGTGGCTTTCTTCTTTTTCGGCTCTCTTCTCGATGCCAAGAATTCAGCATACCGTTCCATCTCCCAGATATCCTCTGCCGGGAAATCGCGGATCATGTCCGCCAGCTTCTCCACCGGGCCTTTTGGCCGGGCGGCAGTCATTGCCTGAATGAAGTCTTCTTCCCGCAGCCGGTAGGATCTCTTCCCAATCTGGATGAATGGGATCTCGTTCGCGTGAATCATGCGGACGAGACTGCCGTATGAGATTTTCCAGCGTTCGGCCGCTTCCTTCACCGTCAGGATTGTGGTTGTGTTTTCCGGTTTCATGGTTTTCTCCTTTCGTTGTTCGCTGTTATATTAT